TCAAATGTTAGATTTCCATATGGAAAATCAGGCATGAAAAAAGGTGGAAAAGTTAAGAAGCAAGGATACAAAGATAGAAAAGATGAATCTATTGCTATGAGAATCAGAAAAAAAAGAACTCCTGCACAGTTAAAAGCTAGCAGAGATGAGTCTTATGGTAAGTTTGGTTCTAAAGCTAAAAAAAGCGGAAAGATCAACAGGTAGTTTATGAACACTAAAAGAATGAACAGACTTGAAGAGCTTGGTAGAGTTGATGCAGAAAAAGCAGATACTTCAAAAGGCAAAAGAAAACTCCGTGAAGAAAAGTCTAGAATCGTAAGAGAACTTAAAGCTAAAGGTGGCAAAGTTAAAAAGAAAAAAATGGGTCCTGGTGCTAGAGATAAAAAAAGAGGTAAATTTCCTGACCTAACTGGTGATGGTAAAGTTACTAGAGCTGATGTCTTAAAAGGTAGAGGTGTGTTTAAAAGTGGTGGCATAGCCAAGAGAGGCAGAGGTTGTGAAATCAGGTAAAAACTGGATTCAAAAAGCTATTAAGAAACCCGGTTCATTAAGAAAATCTTTAGGCGTTAAAAAAGGTCAAAAGATTCCTGCAAAAAAATTAAATGCTGCAGCTAAGAAAGGTGGCAAGTTAGGTCAACGTGCTAGACTTGCAAAAACTTTAAAAGGGTTTAAAAAATAGTTTGTGAAAAGAGCAATCCTTCAAGCGCTAGAAGACCGATATAATGCACAGATATCAGAAGCTGATGCAACAATAAAAATTTATTTAGAAAATAGTGTTGGTATCGGAGAACATCCACAACACATTGACGAAATAGATAAACAAATGCAAAAACTTGTAGATGCACAAGAAAAATTAAAAGAACTACAACATTTTAAATTATAGGAATATTATGGTTAAAAAATTAGAAAAAGTATCTAAAGCTTTAAACAAAGCTTCTAAACTGCACAAAAAACAATCTAAAATATTAAAAAAACATATAAAGGAGATGAAACGTGGAAGAGCTAATACTAATAGATAAATTAAAAAGAAGAATCAACGCTACACTACAAAGCATAGGTGATACCATGATCACTGGTGGGGTTGACAGCATGGAAAAATATAAGTATATGTTGGGACAGGCACAAGCCTATCAAATAGTAATACAGGAAATCTCTAACCTGCTAAACAACGATGAAAAGGAGCAAAATGACGGAAACGTTATCGACATCAAAGGAAGTACCAAAAACTAGACTAGCTCTAGAAGAAAAGTACAAAAGCGAACCAAAAGAACCTCACGCAAAAAGATTAGACGAAAACAATATTCAAGAAGTAGCTGATCAATTACCTCAACCGGTTGGATACAGAATTTTAGTTTTACCTTTTACACCAAAAGAAAAAACTAAAGGCGGAATTTTATTCTCTCAAGAACAATTAGACAAAGCAAGAATAGCCACGACTTGTGGTTATGTTTTAAAAATGGGAGATTTAGCGTACCAAGATAAAAATAAATTTAAAGAACCTTGGTGCAAAATAGGAGATTGGGTAATGTTTGCCAGATATGCTGGTGCAC